AGACATGAATGAACTTACTACTGAAGTTAGGAAGTCTTTTCCACCAGAAAAAATAGAAGAAACATTTATACCTAAATCAAATAATAAAGCTAGAGGTTATGTTAAAGGTGTACCATTTACTAAAGTAAAATATAAAGAATTTAATTTAGGTTCACGACAACAAATAGGTGAACGATTAATGAAGCTAGGCTGGAAACCAAAAAAGAAAACAGATAAAGGACATATCATTGTAGATGAAAAAGTTTTATCTGAAATAAATAATATTCCAGAAGCTGCATTAATAAACAAGTTTCTCTTGCTACAAAAAAGAATTGCTCAAGTCAGTTCTTGGATTGAAGCGATTAGAGAAGATGGGAGAGTACATGGGAAGGTAATTACTAATGGTACAGTAACAGGTAGAATGAGTCACCAGTCGCCCAACATGGCTCAGATACCTGCTGTGTATTCTCCCTACGGTAAAGAATGTAGGGCACTTTGGATACCAAGAAAACAATTTAAACTAGTAGGTGTTGATGCTTCTGGACTTGAGTTAAGAATGTTAGCACACTACATGAATGATGAGGGATATATAAATGAAGTCGTTAATGGAGATATACACACAGCAAATCAAGTTGCTGCTGGTTTGGAATCAAGAGATAAGGCGAAGACTTTTATCTACGCATTTATCTATGGAGCAGGTTCAAAAAAAATCGGAAGTATCATTGGAGGTACGGAAAGAGATGGAGACAGAGTTAAAGAAAAATTTCTTAGAGCAACACCAAGTCTTAGAAGCTTACGAGAAAAAGTGGAAAGAGTGGCTCAACGTAGATGGGTCAAAGGACTTGACGGAAGAAAAATAATTATAAGGCAACCTCATGCTGCATTGAATACTTTATTGCAGGGAGCAGGTGCAATAGTTATGAAGTATGCGTTGACATTGCTAGAAGAATATGTTAATAATAAACGAATCAAAGCATTTCCAGTTGTAAATGTACATGATGAATTTCAATATGAAGTTGAAGAATCAAGAGCCGAAGAGTTCGGTAAGCTAGGTGTACAAGCAATTATAGATGCAGGAAATAAATTGAAAGTGAGATGTCCTTTAAATGGAGAATATAAAATTGGAAACAACTGGTCAGAAACACATTAGTACATTAGTACCTGATATAAAAAAATTAATTACTGATGTATCAAATGGAAAACCTGCACCTATTACAGAAGAAAATTTAAATAAATTTTTAAATAATATTAAAGAGGCTATAATATCTTGGAACAAACCATCTGTAAAAGAAAAGTATGATGGTAAATTAAGGATGTCTATTATAGGTAAACCACCTAGACAACTTTGGTATGATAAAAATAGTCCTAAAGAATCAAGTGAAAATAATTCAGATATAACATTAAAGTTTTTATATGGACATATCATTGAACATTTGATTTTATATTTAGCAGAATTGTCTGGTCATAAGATTGAAGACCAACAAAAGAAAGTAGAGATAGATGGTATTACTGGACACATAGATAGTAAAATAGATGGTGAAGTTTGTGATGTTAAGTCAGCATCACCATTTAGTTTTAAAAAGTTTCAGTCTGGTGACATAGTTAATGATGACCCATTTGGTTATCATGCCCAGTTATCAGGATATGAAACAGCTTTAGGTACAAAGCATGGTGGCTTTCTTGTTGTTGATAAATCTAACGGTGACTTATGTTTTTATAAACCAGATGATATGGCAAAACCAAATGTTAAAGATTTGATTTCAACTTTAAAATTAACACTAGAAAGTAATACACCTCCTGGTAAATGTTATGAAGATAAAGAAGAAAAAAATGGTAATAAAACTTTAGCAACAGGATGTCAATTTTGTATTCACAAATGGGAGTGTCACTCTGATAGTAATAATGGAAAAGGATTAAGAGTTTTTAAGTATGCAAATAAAAATGTTTTCTTAACACACATTGTTAAACTTCCTAATGTTGAAGAAATAACAAATCAATTTACGGAGCAACTACAAAATTATGGAAAACGTATTAAAGCATAAACATTTACTTATTAGAGCAGAGGTATCTAAACCACCATTAACTGAACAACATATTATTTTTTGGATGAATGACTTAATTAAAAAAATAGATATGAAAATACTTGCAGGTCCTTATGCATCTAGAGTTAATAAAAAAGGTAACGCAGGTTTAACTTGTGTTTCTATTATAGAAACTTCTCATGTTATTATTCATACTTGGGATGAGAATAATCCTGCATTAATTCAACTTGATGTTTACTCATGTAAAGATTTTAAGAAATCAGATATACTAGAATGTTTAGAAGAGTTTCAACCAATTCAAGTTGACTATAAATATTTTGATAGAGAAAATAATTTTAAAGAAATAAAATAATGAAATGTTTTTATTGTAATGCTGAAGTAAGATGGAACGAAGATTATGATACTGAAGATACTTATCCAGATTCAGAACACGATATAGTTAGTATGTATAACTGTGATGAATGTGATACATGGTATGAAGTCTTTTCACATAGGAAGGAAAAAAATGAACGCAAAGAAAATGAGTAAGATAAGAAACAAAGCTAAGCATATTTTAGTTGAATGGTTATCTTCTTTGTTAAATAAAGAGGAGGCTAGTAAGATTAACTATAAAAATATACTACAATTCTTACCAAATCAAACTCACTATTGGCAAAACACTACATTAAGATTACAACCCTGGTCATATAAATGGGTAGTTAAAAAATTAAAATACAACCAACAGTTGACATATGATGATTTAAATGCTATGTTACAACCATCTGAAAAAGATTTAAGAAGACAACAGATGATTGAGAAAGGACCTTTATAATATGACAGATAAAAGTTTATTTAATGGATTAGCTTATGATAGTTTAAATAAGCAGGTAGATGGAACTCATTATAAAGGTATGAGGATTCAACCTGCACAATTTATTAATGAGAATAATTTATTATTTGCTGAGGGTAATGCAATTAAATATATTTGCAGACATAAACTAAAAGGAAAAAGAAAAGATATTGAGAAAGCAATTCACTATCTTGAAATGATATTGGAGAGAGATTATGATTCATGAAAGTACGATAAGTCAATTAGAAAAAAGAGCAAGAGGATTTAGAAGAATTATTTCTTCTCTTAATGATTTGCCTATGTATGGAATAAATCCTACTATAGATAAAATCTTATTTGTAAAAATTGAAGCTTTGAAAGAACACCTAAAACAAAAGATTCAAAAGAATAATGAAAAATTAAATGAGATTTATACAAGTAGTATTGATAGTTTGTTAGATGATGATGGACAGATTAATAGTAACAATGTATCTATAGATAATGATTCGCAAAAAATTACCAAGAAATAATAAAAGACGTAAAAAAACTGAAGCTGATTTAGCTACGTTTAAATTAATAATAAATAATACAGGACAATTTATTGTTGAGCAATCACTTTATCCAAAAGATAAAATTAATTTACACTTTAGAAAAGAAAATGCAGGATTAATATCTGCAATGTTAAGAGAATCAAAAATTAAATTTGATGATATAAAAGATATATATGAAATTCTTTTAAAAGAATTAAGTTAATTATGTTGGACTTCCTATATTTTCTTTTTCATTACAAAAATAACTAATATATAATTTATCTTTATTAGTTTCTTCTGGCATCTGATTAGAAAAATCCATTATTAATTTTCCTCCTGCTGCAACACAGTCTGACCAGTAATTAAATTTGTTATCTACTACCATAGGATTGTTACAAAACCCTGTGATTGCAGAACATATTGAAAACACTAATACAAATTTCATATCTTAACCTTCTTTCTATTATACTTTTTTTTATTCTTAATAATCTTAGGTCTATATCGAAGATTAATTAATTCTTTTGCATATGGATTAAGAAGATTACTTCTTAAATCATTAGCTAGTATTGTCAATCTTTTTAAATCCAATTTATTTAGATGCTATAATCTTTTATTTTCATTTAAAAATATTTAAAATTTTTTTCCACCAAGGAATATATTCATCTGTTAATGTTAAAGCTTCTTCCCATTCTTCTAAATGAGTACATCTATTACATGCACATCTAGAACATTTGTCAATGTTACAATGACATTTATGATTACATTTAATACAATCAGACATATTATATTCCTTGTAGTCTAGGGTCGTTTGATGTTATATTCTTTTCTGCTTTAGGTCTAGCAATAGATTGCTTACTTCTTTCACGAAGTTGTACTTTAGCAGACTCAGCTTTTCTTTTTTCTTCTAATTGTTTTTTTAAATCCCATTTAAAATTCATATCATTCTCCTTATTGACAAGATAAACATTCATCAGAATCAGAATCTAATTCTGCTAATGCTTCTTCTTTACAATCTTGACCACAGAAAATATCTAATTCATTCTTAGGTTCAAACTCTTCATTACATTGTTTACATTTTATAATCATTAAATTCCCTCATCTAAAAATTTAGTAGTCTTTTTCTTTTTATCTTTCTTCTTCTTAGTAAATATAGTTTCTACTTTTAAAAAGAAATTATCAATTGCTCCTAAAACTTTATACATAAACTTATCAAACATTACCTTACTGGTCCTCCAAATATTGCTAATAATACCATTAATATAATTAATGTACCTGTAAAATAATAGTTCATTTTTATAACCTATTCCTTTCTGTCTGTTTCCCCATAGCTTTTGCCATGACCAGACACTAAGTTTACTTGACCAATGATTTATTAACAATAATATTTTTTTTAACATTTATTTTCTTTTTATCAAATCAGTAGCTTTCAAACCATAGACACTCGCAATTACTCCTACGAATATAGTCTGATACCAAAAAGGTAGCTGTGAAAAGTATTCAAAAAATAATTTCATTTTCTCCATTGCACTTGGGTCATCTGTAAATACAGCCCAAGTTAACAATGCTATTGGTGCTGAGAGTAATAATAAAATAAATTCATCTTTCCAGTCTGAATTTCTAGACTCAAGTAATTTACCTTGATATTCTGCCTGACCATTTGCCATCTTCTCAGCATGTTTCATCTGAGCATCAGACATTAACATCTTAGTTTTCTGTCTATTTTGATATATATGTGTACCTGCTTTTACTGCTAGATTTAAAGCACTAAGTATTGGAAATCCCATTGTTGTCTAACCACTCCTTTACATTAAATGAAGGACATTTCTTTTTATCATCTACTTCATAATGTCCGATTATTTTTTTAATATCGTATTTATCTTTTAGTGTTTCTAATATTTGTTTTAATGTATCAAACTGCTCAGGTAAAAAATTATTTTCCCAAGCACCCTCCTTATTAGAACCACCTATCATACAAATTCCTATTGATGTACCATTAACTGCTCTTGCATGAGAGCCTACCATAGATTCATCTCGACCTACTTCTAAAGTACCATCTCTTTTAATAACATAATGATAGCCTATGTCATCCCATCCATTTTCTACGACATGCCAATGTTTAATTTTTTCTGCTCCTATATCCATATCAGCAGGTGTTGCTGAACAATGAATAACAATCATATCTGTTTTAGTTCTTGGTGTCATATTATTATCTAGGGAGCATTACACTCCCTAGAATTATGGAGGTTATTTTATTTTTATTGTCTTAGCTTTCTTTTCTTCAGGTACTTCTTCATATAATTTAATACTTAGAATACCATCTTTAAAGTCAGCCGTATCTACTTTAATATATTCTGATAAAGTAAATTTTCTTAAAACATTTCTAGATGCAATACCTTGATGTATTAAGTTTTCACCATCCTTATCTTCTTTGATAGCTTCAACAGTTAATATACCATCTTCAACTTCACATCTAATATCAGATTTATTGAAACCAGCTAGTGCTATTTCAACCTGATATTTTCCGTCACTTAATTTTCTTATATTATAAGGAGGAAAGTTTGTTGTATTGATTCTAGATACCTCATTTAAAGTATTAAACATTCTATCAAATCCAATAGAATAATTTTTAAATGGGTCAAAATTTAATATCGTCATATTATATCCTTTCGTTAAGCGATTTAATTTTTAGTAATCTCTAATGAGCATTACTGTTCCTATATTATAGTAGGAATTTTATGTTGTGTCAACTATTCTTTATTAAATAAATTAACATATAAGTCAGCTAATTCTTGTTTATTTTTACCAGAAATTCTTCTATTCAAAATACTTTTAACATTAGATGACCAGTCGTCATTTTCTGCATATCCTGTTGCAGCTATTGAATCTATTATATCTTCTTTACTAGCTACACCTTGATTATACTTTGCAATTGTTTCTCTAACATTACTATACTTCTCTGATTTATTAACTAGATTTAAGAAATCTTTAATTGAATCTTCTTCAGTAGCATATTTTTTAATCATAGCTTTACTATCTGTAGCTTTAATATGTGGTTTATTTTTATCAAAGACTTGTATATTAAATAAATTTTTACTTCCATCTTTTATAAATCTTGATGTACCCCAACCAGTCTCTTCACTATTGATAGCAAGTATAATATCACTTGGTATAATATTATCGGTATTAGTTTTATAAACTTTTTCTGCAGTATTAAATAACCATTCTTTTTTTGGTTTCTCTAATTCAGATACTTTAGAATAATCTTTTTGTATTTCTATATTAGGTTTCTTTTTTGGTAATAAAGGTTTCTCTTTAATAACAGTTATTGCAATACCAGATTCTTTAGCACCAGGATTACCTTCTAACATAGCTTCATAGGATTGAAACTGTTCTGGTTTTTTAGGTGGTACTATTACTTCATCACCATCTTTAAATGTAGGTCTAACTTTTGTAATAGATTTACTAATAACTTTTTCTATTCCTTTACCTACTGCTCCACCAATATTAAAACCTATTTTTTGATTTACTGTACTTTTAGGAATCTCTGTTACAAAATCAGCATCAGGAAATAATTTCATTATCCATTTTCTCCATGTTGGTAATGGAGCTAATCTTTCTAAAAATATTTGTGTTGCTTTATCTGTATTACCTTTATATGTTTCTTTAGCAACATCACCTGCATCAGTTAATATACTAAAGAAAGGAGCAAATAAATACCAAGGTTCTCTTGCACCTGGTCCACTTAATCTACCTATAATTAATTCTGGAGCAGTACCAGATATACCTGATAATCTTAAAGCTTCTGAATACCATTTATCAGTTTGTGTTTCTAAATCAGTTTGAACTTCTCCATACTTAGCAATTTCTCTTAATGATTGTATTCCACCATATACTGGTAATCCTGCTAATAATTTAACTAATTGTTTAACATCACCATTTTCTATTCTTTGTAATATCTTATTTGTTTGAGCAGACTTAGCTAATGTCCATGACATAAACTGTCCTAACAATCTAACAAGTGGGTCTCTTGATTGTGTAAATAATAATCTATTTGATACTTGAGGTATTAATGCGTCTCTATTTGAAGCAAGTATACCTGCATCATTTAATAATTCTCTTCCAAATTTTTTAGAAATAGCATCATCAAAGTTTTTAAACTTACCTAATTTTAATGCATTACTAGTATTAATACCATACTTAGAAACATTTTCAACTAATTTAATTCCTTTAGCAGTACTTAATCTGTTACCTCTACTAGCATAATTAGCTAATTTTTTAGCACTAACAAATGCATCTACAGCTCCAGTATTATAAGCATATCTTCTAGCAAATCCAGTTAACCATTGAAGACCCATAAGTTTAAATCCTAGTTCATTAGCTTTTCTAACAGTACCTGGACTACCCATAACTTTAGCAGTATTAGTAGCATCATCTAAAGGAGTAAGTGTTTTTAATAAAGACTGTTGAACTTCTTTACTTTGAGCAAATCCCATTTTTTTAGCTAATCCAGTTTCACCTGCTTGTGTTATAGCTGTTCTAGATAATCCTTGAATCCAACTTCTAAAATTTGTAGAGTTTTGAAAAGGTTGTACTAAATCACCAAGTGATGCAATAGTAACTCTATCCAACATGTTTAAGTTTGATATAGTAGATAATATTCCTGTACCTGTTCTAACAATACCTTGTCTTACTTGTCCATATCTACCAAGAAAAGCATCTATATTTTTCATTACTAATCCTATTTCTCTAGTTGCATATGCTACAGCATTAGGATTACCTGCATATTTATTTACAATTTCTTCTATATAAGGTTTTAATAATTGTCCTTTATCACCAAAGTTTCTTGCAAATGCTATTGAATCAGCAGATGTAGTAATTAATTTATTTAATACAGGTGTAACTTCATTAACTAAAAATCCATTTTGTTCTAGTATTTTTTCTACTTTAGCATATGGTCCAGTTAATACTCTATCTTTAGTTATATGGTCACTTAAAGGTAAATTTTTTATAATAGGTTTTGTAAATGCTTTATCTGATTTACCAATAATATTATTTACTAATTCTGTAATTGCACCTTTATCATAAAAACCTTTTTCATTTGCTGTTTCTAAACTTGAATAAAATGAATTAGCTTTAGCTTGAGGTTCTTTATGTCCTTGTGATTTAAATATATCAGCTATAACTTTTTTAAATTTTTCTGGGTCTTGTTTTATGACATCCCATTTCCATACTCTAGGAAAATAATCTTTTATATTTTCTATTCTTTCAGTAATAGGATTTCCTTTACTATCATAAACAACATTACCATTTCTGTCAAGTTTAGGTTTTCTTAAACCTATACCAACACTAGTATATTCATTTTGAAAATTAGTTAAAAATCTTTTTATACCATCTGCTAAATTATTTATTTTTTCAGAAGTTTTTTCTTTAGAACCTCTAACAATTCTTATAGCTGCTTCTTGTTCATTTAAATTTGTATTAAGTATTAATTTACTTATATCTAAAGAATATTTTTGTTTTAAATTATCTGATATAGCTGCTGAAGAAAATTTACTAACTGGTGAATCTATCTCTTGAAATAATTTGATTCCAATTTTTTCAGCTCCACCACCCAAAGCTTTTAATTTAGTAACTGTTGTTGTTGCAGTTAACTCTCTAGCTTTTTCAAATATAGTTCTAGTAGCATTATTATATATAATATTTTCTAAAAAATTTTTTTCACCTGTAGCAAATACAGTTCCACTTCTTTGAATTAATTTATTTAATCCACCTAATGCAGCACCTGTCATTATCCAATTATTTAAATTTGCATCTTCTCCACCCCATAATTTACCAAAAGTATATCCTACTCCTGCTCCCAATGTAGGTCTGATAGATGCAGATATAACAGCCTCAGCTAAATTTCTTGTTAATCCTTGTTGTTCTTTTATTTTTTTTAAATATATATAATCTCTTTTAGCTAATAAATCTGTAATAGGTTTTGACTTAGCAGATATATCAGCCCATAATTTTGCTTGTTCTGCTCTAAATTTTTTAGTAGAATCAGCTAATGTTGTTTCTTTTTTATCTATAATTTTATTTAAGTTTTCTATATATTTATTTTTATATAAAAACTTTGTACCTTTAGTAGCTTTAATATCAGCTTTTAATTTTTTAATTTGAGTTTCTAAACTCTTTTCTGTAATATTAAATTTTTTAGTAGCAAGTTCAATTGGTTTAATATAATTTTTACTAGCTAAATTTAATTGTTTATTTAAATCAAGTATCTCTTTATCACCTGCAATAGCTTGTAATCTTTTAAATTCAGTTTGAGTAATACCTAATTGTTTTGCTTTTTGTCCTTCAATAACTCCAACAATTTTTTGTATGTCTTGAGCTTTAGCATTAGGTAATAATTGTTGTATACCTCTAAATGCTTTAACAGTTAAAGGTCCTAATACTGCAGCAGAACCTGCTGATACAGCTACTTCAGTTGGATTAATTTTACCTGTAGTAGCTAAATTTTCTAACATGGTATCTAGTCCTACAGTAACACCAGAGATTGCTGCAATACCTTTATATGAAGCAGTAGCTGCTCTTCCCCAAGGTGTCATATATGCACCAATATAAAAAGGGTCTAATAAAAAAGTAGCCATTGCTGCTCCTTTTACTATAGTATCATCATCATAAGCACCAGAAGCTAAGTCACCATATTTTTGTTTTAATTCTAATTGTTCTTTTTCAAAATTATATTTAATATAATCTTCAAAATCTTTATCAGGGTCAAATGCAGCTTGAGTACCAGCTTTAGCAACACGATATAAATTACCAAAAAAAGTATTTTGTTTATCTATACCATATCTAATTTTTTCTGCTGTTGAATATTCTTTTTTTACTGTAGGAATTTTAATAGGTTCTTTTACTTCAGTAACACCTTCTAACTTAGAAAAATCAATTATAGATTCTTTTGGTTGAAAAGGAGTTACACCTTCTAATTTAGAAAAGTCTATTTGTTGTTCTTGATTAGTATTTATTTGTTGAGTTTCTACAGGAACTGTAGTTGATTCTTTAGTAGGTATAATAGGAGTTACACCCTCTAATTTTGAAAAGTCTATTTGAATTTGTTCTGCCATACATGATAACTATTTTAATGGACTATATTTAGATTTTAAATTAATTGGAAAATCAATGTTATATTTATCTTTTATTTCTTGACCTGTCATTGTATTAGGTAATATTTTTAATACTGATTCAAGATTTGTAAATTTAGTATCTCCTAATTCAGCAGGTTCTATTTTCTTTTTAATATTTTTACTTACACCATATACTTGTTCAGCAATATTTCCATCTCCAGTTTTTTTAATTGGTTTATTAACATTTACATTAGTTGTAGATTTTTCTGCTTTATTATAATCAAAACCAATACTTTCAAGATATTTTTTATTTGCATCTGTTAATGGAACTTTTTGACCATTAATAATAACTGCATTTGAATCTGTTTTTATATTAGCTTCAGGTTCTTTTTTTGATAAACCCATTTTAGTTAATATTCTATTTTGAATATCTTTTGATAAATCAGATTCAGAACCTCTTAATTGTAATAGTTCACTTTGCAAATCATTCATAAATTTTTGATTTGATTCTATAATAGTTCCTTCAGCAGTTTTATTATTTTCTGCTGTATATTCTTTTAATACATCAACATAAATTTTTGCTAATGCTTTTTTATTAGATTTTGTTTTAAGTTGATAACCACCAATAGTATCGTTAATGTCAACAACAGACCAAGGTACTATACCAACAATACTTTCTGTATCTTTAAACCAAGATTTTGGTTGTTCAATATGTGTATAGTTTCTAATTCTATCATCAATTTTATTTTTAACATTTGCTGAATTTAAAACACTACTAGCATAACTAGCTTTTTTATCTGTAGCTATATATACTTTTTCATCTGTAAAACCATCTACAGCACCACCCCATAAATCAGTAATATGATTGTTTAGTGTTGCTCCTGCTCCCTCAAAACCTTCTACTTGATTTGTTTGTTGATTCTTTTTATAGAATACTTGAGGTTTAGTAATTTTATTTTCATTAAAGAATGATAATGTAGCATTTACTGCAGCTTTACTAAAACTATCTTGAGCATCATCAGAATTTAATTTAGTTCTTTTATCTTCTAATTTAGCATCTTGAATAAATCTAGGTGGAACTCTAAAAGTAATAGGTTCTTCTTTAACTGTAAAGTTTGGTTCAGTACTAATAGTTTCTTTACTTATTTCTTTTGAAATTTCAATACCTTTAGAATCTTCAGTAGCTTTATTTTCTACTTTATTAATCTCTTCATTTTTTTTACCTAATAGTTTAGCTATTAAAAAACTATCACCTTTAGCATTTTTAATTTTTTCACCATAATCAGCATTAATTTTTTTAATATCTTCTTGAGTCTTAGTATCAATAGCTTCTCTAGTTGTAGTAACTTTAAACTTAGCTAGACCTGGAG